ATATAGATTTGTATAAAGACACACATAATCAATTACTAGATATGGTTAGTAGAGTTACTAAGACAATCTTAGTACCTGCGTACAATGCTACGGTTGAATATGTTAAAGGGAGACAATCATATCTCAATAGTCAATTAGCGTCAAATTCTAATTTAAATTGGAGATCACCTCTTACTAATGGTGGATCACTATGTGCATTTCATGGTGGTGCTAATTCTATTATTAAGGAGGGTGGTACGTTTGCTAATATGGAAGATTGGACATCTTCAGATAATTTTAGTAATGTAATGGACTGGACGGTCGAATTGTTTAGTACAGTAGCTCTGAGTGCGAATAGAATTGATTTACCTTCCTATCAAGAAATAACGATCCCGGGAATTACACACTATCAAGGATCATATGAAGCGTTTAATACTACACTGGTACCTACCATTAGATCTCGCGGCAATCCAAGCCCTCAAGTGTATATTGATCAAGCAGGATTGGGTGGTAAATATACTGTACAAGATTTCATTAACTTTAAAGAAGATTGGGAATTCGGAATGGAGTGGATCAATTCGAACCCGCGCGAGGCTGGAAATAATATTCCCGGCTTAAAGTTTGAGGCAGAAAATATGTTAACAGGTATTGGTAGTATGAAGCCGTTAACGGCATTTGAGGAGAAGAAGATGAACGTTTCATCCAGGCACAATCTCTGATAACTCTAGTAACTGAGTAGTTATTTCAGCTCGGTTTAATAATTCAATACCAGAAGTGTCGCGATACTCTTCACCATATACAACTCTAATTATTTTACTTTGAATTATTAGTTTAGCACATTCAAAGCAAGGTGAAACAGATGCATATAATACAGAGTATCCACTATTTTGTGTACTCCTTGCGAGCTTCATCAAGGCATTACTCTCGGCGTGAATTACCTCTGGACGAGTTTCATAACCAAATCTAGTTTCGAATTCACAATCATTGTCGAAACCGTGAGGGGTACCATTATATCCATCCGATATAATCCTACCACTATTTACAATTAAGCAACCTACTTTTTTCCGTCGAGCTCTTGATAGCTGTCCCCAGATATTGGCCATTTGGAGATATGTAGAATCTAATTTAATTTGAGCGGGCATTAGAATTTAAAGTCACCGACGTCCATATCGCCCATATCTTGCTCAAATGAACCGATCTTATATGATTCAATCTCAGTCTCTTGAGGGGCATTTTGTACCCTCTTACTCTCCGTCCAGTTCTGTATCCAGTTAATAGGATTTGTAGTGTCAGGGAAGATAGGCTTAACACCAACAGCTTTCATTCTCTTATTGGTTAGATGCTTCATATATTGAACTAATATTTGTTCATTGAGACCGAGAATTGAGCCATCCTTAAAGAGATATGCTGCCCATTCCATTTCTTCCTGCGCAGCATCTTCAAACATCTTAACAACAGTCTCTTCACACTCCTTCACAATGTGCTGAAACCCTTCATCCTTGTTGTCTCTCAGGTATTTTAACACATTCTGTGTAAAGGCTAAGTGTAAGTTTTCATCCCTGTTAATCAAAGATATGATCTTAGCATTACCTTCCATCTTCTTGTTCTGAGCCATCGCATATGAACAAGCAAACGAAACGTAAAACCTAATACCCTCTAATATGTTGATGCTAACTAGCGTGAGATATAGTTTTCTTTTCCTACTGTTTACATCTTTGTCTCCAAATGAGTTGATTAGGTCATCATAATATTTGGTTACTGATGTCGTTCGCTTGAGGACTTCTTTATCTAATAAGATGTCATCAAATACATCGGACGGATCAGCGTAAACGTTTTTAATAATATAGGTGTAAGAATACGAGTGAACCGTTTCTGAGAATTCCCATGCTCTCGCGAAGGCTTCAAATTCCGGATTAGAGCAATCATTAAGCAGGTGACTAATGCCTCTACCTTGAACACTATCCAAGAGAATCTGATATGATAGGTTCTTTGTAAAGATAAATTTTTCGTGCTCTGTTAAGGATAGAAAATCGTTCTTCTCTTTCCCGCTTAAATCCACCTCTTCAGGTCGCCAGAAAAATGATAATTGTTGTTGAAATAAATCAAACAATTTCTTATATCTGCATTTATCATACCTCTGTAGATTCAACCCCTCACCAAAGAATAATGGTTGCTTGGTTGTATCAATACATTTCTTATTGATTATACTCTTCATATAGCACACGCTCCGCTCTCACAATCACTAGTTTCTTCTTCCATATGCTCATCAGTCTTTCCATCATTACTGTTAGCGTAATAGAGAGTTTTAATACCCATCTTATAGGCATATAAAATATCACGAGCTACATCTGATACAGGTAAATTACCGTCTTTGTACCTCGAGAAATCATAGTAATGATTAGCAGATATAGATTGGTCTACATATTTTTGAATAACTGCAACAATATTAGTATACCCTATATTATTTTCCATTTCGTATGCTAGCGTATATTTGTTGCGTAGCGAATAAATCTCAGGTACAACTTGCGGTATGAGGCCTTGTTTCGATTTCTTAACGGATAGTAGTCCTCGAGGTGGCTCTACACCGTTAGTTGAATTAGTGACCAACGAACTAGACTCGCAAGGCATAAGAGCCGTCAATGTAGAATTTCTCATACCGTGCTTAGCGATATCTTTTCGAAGCTTCTCCCAAGGTAATTTGAGTTTTCTCGTTACAATCTTATCGACCTCCTTGCAATAGGTATCAATCGGTAAAATTCCCTTAGAGTATTTGGTACGATCGAACCATTCACATGCACCCTTTTCTTTCGCCAATTCAACCGACGCCTTAATCATGTAGAATTGTATGTGTTCCATTAACTCGTCTACTAAGTTACAAGCTTCTGGATCATCATATGTAACTCCATTCTTCGCCAGGTAATAAGCAAGATTTGTTATACCGACACCAATACTTCTCCTCTTGAGCATTTTTTGTGATGCTCCAACAGGGTATGATTGATGCTCAATTACAGCGTCTAGAGATCTAACAATATTACGACATGTATCTCTCAATTCATCTAACTTAACAACACCTATATTAATTGCAGACAATACACATAATGCGATCTCAGCATCAGTATTGCAATTATCATCAATGTGCTTTAATGGAGTTGTAGGTAGGGTAATTTCTTGACAGAGATTAGACATCTTAATCTTATCTGTAAACGAACTATGATCATTGCAATGATCTAAATTCATTACATACATCCTACCTGTACCTATTCTCTCCTGACAGAACGAATTAAATAAGTCGCGAGCTTTGATTTGCCGCTTAAAGACAGATCTTGAACGCTCATATTGCTCATACAACTCTTCAAACTTATCATTATCGTAACCAAACACTTCATATAAATCCTCTACTTCATGTGGTGAGAATAATGTAATATTTTCATCAGCAACAAATCTTCTATAGAACAATCTACAGAATTGAATAGAGTAGTCCATTTTACGTACTCTATTATCCTCTGTACCTCTGTTATTTTTAAGTACTAATATGTCTTCTATCTCTTTATGCCAAAAAGGAAAATGTGAGGTACTCGAGCCGCCGCGGACCCCGTTCTGGGTACATGACTTAGTTGTAGATTCATACATTTTTAAGAACGGGATAACACCTGTATGTACTACTTCACCATTACGAATCTTAGAACCTACGCCTCTAATTTCACCAAAGTTTAATCCAATACCAGCTCTATTAGCAGTATAATAACCGACAGCAGTATTTGAGTTAAAAATAGATGGTAGATTGTCACCTACGTCAATTAATGTACAACTAGAATATTGACGTGACGGGGTTCTGACACCGCACATTATAGGTGTAGGTAAACTAATCTTAAATGTCGATAGATCGTTATACAGATCTTTAATAAGAGAATGTCTGCGATTACTATCCTCTTCTTTTGCTAAGAGGGTCATACAAATAAGCATATACATATACTGAGGAGTCTCATATGTCGTATCTGTAGATCTGTCTTTAAGGAGATATTTGTCAATTAATTGTTGTAGACCGGCGTATACGAGATCATAATCACGTTTATGCTTAATTGTATTGTCAAGTCTCTTAATTTCCTCCTCAGTGTAATTTTCTAAGATAATTGGATCATATATATTAGCTTCAATGTTTTGTTTTATTACATCGAGCAAGGGAGGTAGATTATCTGATGCACCGAATACCTCTTTACGTAGAAAGAAGTTTAATAAATTAGCCGCGACGTATTGATAATTAGGAGTACGCTCGGTAATCATATCAGCACAACCCTGAACCAGGATCTGATGTATTTGCTTACTGGTAATATTGTCATGAAACTGAGGTGCGACTTTAATTTCAATATCACTTACAGTTACACCTTTAATATTATGAGTAGCCCAGAAAAGAACCTGATGGATCTTCTCATTATTAAAATCTTCTTCTCTACCGTCTCGCTTTACTACGTTCATATTTCTTACATATTTAGTATGTTGAAAGTTTAAATATACGATTATTAACGCGGTGAATTTATTTGATAATCCAAATTATATCCTGTTGAAAATCCGAGAACAAATAAATTTAAATTGTTCAAGCTCGCGTACCATTCGTTATTATTTTCCTCCATCATTTCCTTAAATCCTGACCGCACTTCCTTCAAATAACTTTTTTTCGAAATGTGATCTAAATGCATAACGTCTATGGGATAGAGGCCATCCGATAGATATCTATAGCATGTATCACAGGATAAATTATATTCACTTAACATACATTTATACCAGCTTGTAAATTCATTGACGTCTGTATTGATAGCAGTGTCAGTGTTATTATTCAATCTCTTTAATAATGATTTGAACGGCTTTTTTATTTGTATTTCGATACCATACATATAAAACGGTTCTAATTCTAATCGGAGACGAAAATGAGATATAAACTTAGGAGTATATTTAGATTTTATTTGTAATCTACATTCATCAAATTTGTTCTTAACTTTAATACCTAAGAACAATTTGGGCAATTCCCTTACGTCATAAATTTGGTAATTTTTTGTCGTTACGGGTTTCTCAGCAAGGTCTGTGCATCTCATGTTTATATAAAGATTATATAATATCCTCAGTGATAATCAAGTTAAACTCTAAATTGAGTTACCAATTGACCGCTTGGAAGTTTATGTACACATCCGAGAAATGAGCCATTTACTAATTGTACTGTAAAAGACACCTTATCACCTGATATTTGGAATGGACCTGTGACTTTTCCGCGTGGTGAGATAACACCAGCTTGCATACCAGTCTCTGCATTAGTTACTACAAGTACAGTACCGCTATCTCTTACGTGATAAAACTTACTCATTTTTTAAAATATTTTCAATAAATTTTTTAACATCAGGATCTGTTTTAATTATCCCGATCGTTGGTTGATCATTAGTATTTAATCTAAGTGTTGATGTGCTTACTAGATTTTTGGCTTCTTCATCTGTCATAGTACATGTAAACCCTTCAATGTTAAGAGTAGTTTGAATATCTTCTATACTATAGCCTTTTTTGAGGAGCTGCTTTGCGTCTTTACATATATATGTTTTTTGTAATAGCTCTTCTGAGCCGACTTTCTCTACGCGCTTGTTGTAATATCCACCGTCAGCGAAGAGCTTTTTACCGGTAATGTTGCATGTCAGTTTCTTTGTTTTAGCCATTATTTAAGCCTTTTCTTTTTCTTGTCTAACGACTTTCTTTTGTTGTAGCAAAGACAGAACTCATAGCACGTACACCCGTCACATGCTTTATCATTCCATGTAAGAAAAATATCTGGTCTAATACAAGTACCGCCACGCTCTCTACCGATACCTGTGCTATGCTCAACCCATTCCTGGTACGTTTGTGACTCTCTGTCTGACTTAATTTTAGCCATCTTGTCTTTAAATTCCTTTGAATTTAAATATCTCGTTCGCTCAAGTACTTCTTCTGATTCACGAATACGTGACCCTTTCTTTTTACGCATCAAGTTTAGACGAGTCAATATAATTGGCTTTACCTTAGGCAAGTCAGTCGCGTTGAATTGTTCTCTAATCTCATCAACAGTTTGACCAGCTCGTAGTAATTTTGCAGCTGCTGGGCAAATGAAATGTTGTATAAATGCCTCTTCAGATCCAAATTTTTTAATTTTATCTTTGAGAAGTGATGGTGGAATATATTTCTTTATCCCAGAGACGATACAATGATAGTCATTATTCATTACTCATGAGTATATAGTGTTAATGGGGGAACGTCAAGCGTTATTGTGGTAACGCTGAGTCACCACCACCAGCTGGTGGGGGCGTAGGAGCTACAGGCTCGGCTCCTTCAGGTGGTGTACCTCCAGGTCCAAATTCAGGAGGAGGCACCGCGGCGCCTACCCCGCCACCGCCAAGACCGCCTCCCATAGGCATACCACCACCACCACCACCAGGTGCCATTTCAGCACCGGCACCGGCTTCAGCAGCTGCTAATTCTCTCCAATTTGGTCCCATAGCTTCAATTTGAGCAAGTTCCCATTTAAGCTCAGAGTCTTTTCTTAATAATTCCCTGTTAGTACTTATTTCGTCGTCTGTAAGTTTGAGATAATGCTTCTTAGCATACGTATCAGATACGAGCTGATTTTGAATTGCGCTACTATAATTATTCCATTTAAGTTCGAGTAATTGTTGGTTTCTCAATTCTTGAAAGTTGGGTGGTGGATTAAATTGTAATTTAATATGTGGCTCTTTTACCTCAAACTTGTCCCATATACCTCTTAATTTTAAATGCGCAACAAATGCATCTTTTAATCCGAACGCAACAGCATGCTGTAACCTCATAATAAATCTGGCAAATTTAAGTTCTTCTCTAACAATTGTTGAACCGCCAGAGTCAGCTTGAGTGTCAGGGTTTAATCTCTCAACAGGAATTCTCAATGAACGGTAAAGCTTTTGTCTGAAATATTTCAGATCTTCTAATTCACCTAAATTTTGACCTCCAGCTAAGGATGTAACATTTGTACCCTCACTACCAGCTCTCTTCGCGAACCAGAAGTTATCAAGCATAGATTGTGGATTGAATGCCTGAACGGATCTACCTTGATTAACATCATATGTTTTACGAGACCAGTAGTTATTCATCAACTTTTTCAAATATGCTTCCGCTTTGGGTGGAGGCATATTACCTACATCAACATTAAAAACTAATCTTTCTGGAGCTCTTACTAATCTGTAAATAATAATTGAATCTTCAATGAGAGATAACTGCCTATAAGCGCGTCGAGCTTGTTCGATGAAAGGTAGTCTAATGGATTTAGATTCATTCCACATACCACTATGGATATATGTTATTTGACTCTTGTCAAATGGTATATGTAAGACTTTATTCTTTTGATCGTTATTACCTGCTTGTGGAGCTGTTTTTGCGTTAGTCTGATCTATAACTGGCTTACGTAATAAGAATCCTTTAACTAATAAATTTTGAATATTGTCGTAGATTGGATCTACTAAATCAGAGGGTATACTAATAACGCCAAGTAGACCTAAATCTGATCTCTCGTTATGTATTACATGCTCAAAAAATAGCTCACCATCTACTAAAAGTTGTCTGAAGTACTCCCAACCTCTCCCATGTAAATTGTAATGCTCAATAAACTTATCAAATTCATTACTTATGAGTGTTTCACCTATGCTATCGATCATATCTTCTTGGAGATGCAGTCTTACGATTCTCCCCTTATCGTCCTGGTTAATACACTCGTCACATATTTCATCAAGTGCATCTGCAACTTCAGAATATTGAGCCATTACTCTATAATCACGTAACCGCTTTGATTTATCATAGTCAACATTTGCGTACATGAACGCATGATAATTTTTATCAACGGCAATACTAGCCATTGGATGCATTTCATCACCGCCCTTGTTAGTTGATACTGCGAATTTTGAAACTGCTTCTTGTCTTCTTGAACCTGTGCTCCAGAACTTTTCAAATTTTGGATTTAAAGCTGTTACATCATCAATTACATCAAATCCGCGACTGTAAGGAAGCGCATTAGACACATAATTCATTAAACCTCTACCGAAAGTTGACTTGTCTCCTGCCATTTTTTAATATTTATCGTTGATCAAGGGATATTCTATGTTGAAATCTACGGTGTTTTAATCTCGATGACTCTCTCTACTCCAGAACCTGCTAATCCCCTTGTTGTTAAGTCTTGTGCAAATTTAGCATACCCTGCTACATTGGCTATAATTACATCCATTTTACCTATATTATCTGCTGCAGATATTGTTACAGTCATTGCATTAGGTGAATGTATTACGTAGTATGTATCAGGTAATTGTATTGCAGAAAATGTCGGATATAGGGCGGATAAAGAATGAGTTGCAGAGGTTGACGATAGTCCTCCAAATAGATTAAATGCTGTTACAGCTGATAACTCATTCGTATTAGCATATACGTCTTTATTCGTGCTAAGATATACTGTAACGGAAGTATCAAAGTTGTATCCTTGTATTTGAAAATCTCTTGTAAATCCGAGATATGCTCTAGGGATTTCATCGTAATTCGGAACTACATATGTAATTTGTGGTCGTGCGGATAGAGATACTATTGTAGTAAGACTCGTACGAGCACCAGTAATAGAGCTCGTTGCAGACATGTTTGTTCCATATACAGGCATTACATGTACTCCAATCCAGTAACAGCGGTTATATTAGTATTAATGTAGTAGATGTTCTTAGTTGTTGTAGCCGGACTATGTGGGAATAACCACCCCTTAATTGTAAAGCTTGTATCACCGGTCACGCGGGTAGGTTGTGATGATTGAAGCTCAACCGGATACTCCATTGAGATACTTCCATTCCACAATACCTCACTCCTGATCTCTCTCAAATCACTTATGATACCTGACGGTACAGGCCATGATAAAATAATATACGGATTTGAATACGGAACAAAATTAGATACAATCTGATCCATATCAGTTTGAAATCTTGTCATTATAGACATAGAGACCTCTATATTAACTGGTACGGGTGTAGGTAAGTAGTTTGACTCTAACGTTTTATTAGGATTGTCATATACTCCAAGAATTTTGTTAAACACTCTACTCTCATCTCGAGCTACGCTTGTTATATTAACTGCTACCGCGGGGAGGGTTATGTGCTGAGCTTTATTGACAAGATCATGCATAACTCGCTCTTTTGGAGCGTAAAGAAATCTTACTTTGATTTGATCAGCAATACTTTTATCTTTATTATACCGATTTATGACAACATCGTTAAATGCAGCTACAAACTGCGTCATCACATCCCTTATTTCAAAATAAAAACTCTGGTTCTTCACTAAGAGTATTTATGTATTGAACCGTATGGTAAGCTTATTATCGAAAAGCTTTGATTTTTTACCAATACTGGAATATATTGAATTTATCAAATAACTCCGTCGAGGGTCTTTTTTTATTACATTATCAATTGTATAATCAAATATCACCTCATCCGCGCCAAACATAGTAGCATAGGGTACAGGTAATTCGTATATCTTGATAATATCCTTTTTCGTCTTAATATTGAAGGATATATAATAATCCTTCATATTGAACAATATTAATATACCCTCTCGTACAACCTTATCGTTAATGATAAATTGTAGATCCTTTTGGAGTATTGTCTTAAGCTCCGCTTCTAGTTCTTCTAGTACTATCATATGCTCATAAATGCCATTTTTTCGTCCGCGGACATATTACTTAGAGTCTCTGCATAATATGTCCAAAATGAATCGTTAGCTGGTAGGAGAGTGATCAAGTCACATACATCCATACTAACAGCTCTGTAATTTTGCATAAAAATATCCCAGGTTAGTATGATATTTTTAGATGTAGGGTTATATTTTGGAGAGGAGGTAGTCGGTTTAAAATTTAAAGCAGTACGACCTCTTGCTGAGTTTAATAACTCATAAGAATTCGTACAAAACATTCTACGGTATGGTGAAGCTCCAGGCTTAGGTCGCCTTCTTTGGAACTTTATTTCTACTACGTTTTCCTGTAGAACGCTTCTTAGAGTTTGTAGAGTTACTTGCATTATTTTTTTCTACGTCCATCTTATCACATACACCGAAGATACGCTGTTCGTTAACGAACACAGCATCCCTAATTTGACCGTGTCCTTTAACATTAAGATTACATACCGGGACTCCTTTATCGTGCGGAAAGCAAACATAATCTCCGTCTGCAACTAAGGTACAGCGATGGCCGGCGAGAATAACATGTCCAATTCTCCATGCTTTTTGCATAGTATTAATAGGTAGATGTATTCCGTTACGTACAATAGATTTACCGTCTTCGGTCATATCGACGTATTTAACTAAAATAACATCATCAAGTAAGCTTGATAGTTGGTATCCGAAAATACTGAATGAATCGTCAGAGTATGATTCGAGATTAATAAGTCCTCTCGCATTTGGCTCTAACGCCTGTAGTTCTCTCATGTCTAGTGGCATATTGTTTTAAGTCTTTCTATATCTATATTATGGGTGTCTATATAATATCTAATCTCTCTTTCAGAGATTTCAAGATTGTTACTGAGAATATTAATAACTGCATTATCATCATTAGACGTTTGCTTCACCTTCTTGATGTAATTAATCCTATATGGTCTTTGTACCGGTAGTACACTGACTAGGAATTTATATCCTTCTCTCTTTGTATCAAAGATGGAATAATAGCGATTTACAGTTTCATTAATAATTGTCGCTACCGTAGGAGAGTACATACTCAGCCATCTATTAATCATATACTGGTTATATTCTGGCTCGGAGTCAACATTATCAAGAAGAGTACCCTTCTTGTTTGTCAATATGTCTGTAATGAAGCTAAAGATATTCATCATTTAATAATGATCTTAGTTGTAGCCAACCACATATCATCGTTCATTTCATAAAACATATCTACTACACCTCTCATGAAATTTTCACATTGATCGTCTGTTAGGTTGGTTGAGTATGCAAACCCCGGAGCTTGACGTCCAGCGACTACATTAATTGCTGTATGGCCTAATGCTGCACCGTCACGAACATATGTAATACTAACACTGCATTTTCCTTTTTGCTGTACAATACCGTGCTGTTCAAATTCTTTATGTACTAGCAAATCATCTCCGTTAACTTCGATGGGAGCGTTGATAAATTGTGTACTGAGAAAGTTACCTAACTGTGTATTGAACAATCGCTGCCAAGCAACTGCTCCGAATGCATCTAATCCTGGAATTTCCCAAACAAAGTTAATTGCATCATCGCTATAGATATAATCGTTATCAAGTGTATCTTCCAAGTCAATCATACCATCAGCTTCTACCTTCATAGGAGCTCTAAAAGCTAAGATGTTACCAATCGGTAATGTTTTGTTCCGAAAGAATTTATATGCGAATCGTTGATGGATCAGATCACCGTTGTAGACTTCAATATCCTTAACAATCATACGCTAATATTAGCATCAACCTGTTCATTAATCCACTTGTATGTTTTAATTAATCCCTCTTTAAGAGGTCGGCTCGGTGCCCATCCGAGCTTTTCTTTAATTAATATATTATCAGAATTCCTACCAGCAACTCCAAGCGGTCCAGTTATATGCATCTTGGTTAGTTTCTTATTACCAATTTCACATGCATAGTCTACTAATTGATTAATGGTAACCATTTCATCTGACCCGATATTAACAGGTCCAATAAAATCAGATTCCATTAATCGTCTTATACCTTCAACACACTCATCGATATACAGGAAGCTTCTTGTTTGTATACCAGTGCCCCAAATTTCAATTTCGTGATCAGCCTGAATAACTTTCCGACAAATTGCAGCTGGCGCCTTCTCTCTACCGCCGTCCCATGTACCTAATGGTCCAAAGATATTATGAAAACGAGCAATACGGACTGGTATATCGTGATTACGATTATATGCTAGATATAGCCTCTCACTAAACAATTTTTCCCATCCATATTCACTATCTGGATTAGCAGGGTAGGCACTGTCTTCTGCACAATTAGGATTATCTGGATCCATTTGATTATGCTCAGGATACATACATGCACTACTACTATAAAAGATTTTAGTTTTTGGATGATCGCTTGGTATTTCTCCTTCAATGTCAACATTAAATTTATGTACAGCGTCTAGAATATTAAGATTAATAGCCGCGGAATTGTGCATAATATCTGCGTCATTCTCACCTGTAAAAATAAAACCTGCACCACCCATATCGGCAGCTAATTGGTAAATCTCATCAAACGGTAGTCTATATTGATCCGGTACGCTACCGTAGAAGTTGCCTTGCACGCCATCAAACCGAACGACTCGTTCACAAATACCATAATCACGAAGATCATGACAAACAAATTCGTCGGCTTCTGTCTCACTATATTCCGGCTCTTTAAGATCGACACCTCGAACCCAATACCCTTCTTTCTTTAATCTCGATACAAGATGGTTACCTATAAATCCACCTGCTCCTAGTACTAATGCTGTCTTCATTTTAATCTGTCTATTATATTCGTAGTCGACATCCCGGCTACTGTGTTAAAAATTTTTACTTCAGCAATATCACAACCAACAACATCCTCCGGGTTGTAATCACCACCTTTAACAATTATATCTGGTGATAGCTGTTTAATCAACTGATACGGTGTATCTTCATCAAAAATTATTACTTCATCAACATACTTTAAAGACTCAAGTACATATTTTCTATCGGATTCAACATTAATCGGTCTACTGTTACCTTTTAATCTCCGGACACTACACGTACTATTGAGACCTACGACGACTCTACCTGGACCACCTGTAGTCTGGTATGCTAACTCATGACAATATTGAAGAAGTTTTACATGTCCAATATGTAAGATATCAAAACATCCGTTTGTAAAGATAGTCCTCATACTACGCTAACACCTCTCTTCTGTACAACTGTTGTTGCACATTTATTTGCAAAGTGAATTGCAGCATTTATATCCTCAGATTCAATATATTGAAAAACTAATCCTGCCAAAAATGAGTCTCCAGCACCTGATACATCTTTTACATCAACAGCATTAACTTCAAATTGTTGACCTCTATAAAATGCTCCATGTGGCCCCATCGTTCTTATTATTTTATCATATAATTTATTATTAGATTCTATTATCGACTTACTTGCAACATATTCTTGATGATTTATTTTAATAAATTTAACAGTATTGATCCAGTCCTCTGATAATAGTGGTTTTTTTGTATCTATAAATGTATTGGAATGGTTTTGACAGATATAATTAATATCCTCAGGATGGAGAAACCCCTTATCATAATCTGATATAACAACAGCATCGTAATCCTCCCATTTAATGTTGTGATCACTAAAATCAATACGATCAACTTTGTGAGGTGAGTCTACTCTGATAAACATATAATTAGTATCCTTATCAATATATCGTGTCTTAGTGATATCTCTCCAATTATTATTGGTCAATATATCACATTTGAAGTCAAGGGCTTTAATATTGCATTGAACATTCTTAGCCATTCCACCATTAAGAATTTCAGCACCGGAATTTAGAATCTGTACTGGAAACTCAGGTGCTAGCCGATCACAGGTACAGTATACGAAAACGTCTCTACAGCTATCTCCAACTACTAATATATTTGACATTAACCGAGGAATGTTTTGATGTCGTTTACTGACGCATCAAACCCACGACCGAAATGACTTCGAAGTAAATCACGACCTCCATAGACGTACGGGTATCCAGGCTCGGTGGGATATCCTAGTCTTAATGTTGGTCTATATACCCCTGAATCACACAGCGTCTCGAGGATACTCGACCCAAGACCACCAGGTAAATAATGCTCTTCAACAACAGCTAGTTTTTTATTCTTACCAACAGCTTTTAGAAATTCTTCAACGTTTCCAGGCTTACCGTTAACAAGTGTATGTACATCAATTACACCAACATCGTCAAGTTTTTCAGACATTTTTAATGCTTCATGTACCATGATTCCTGTCGATACAATATAATTCTTACCCTTCTTAATAACATTAAACCCTTTACTGAAGTCAGTCTTATCATCATATACATTTTCTGTGACTTGTCTCTCCATTCTAATATGTCTCGAATTATTAAAACATACATTATCGTCAACACAGAGACCGGCTACATGAGCCGACATAACACTATCTGTTAGCATATGTGTATCAATATTAGGATATACTCGCATGCATGCGATGTCTTCTAATTGAAAGTGTGTAGGACCAGCGTCTTCATAACTAAATCCTGCTCCACATGCGACAATAGTCATGGGAATATTCATAACAGAATTTTCAATTCGAATTAACTCTATGGCTCTCAAGACCATGAATGTTGCAATAGCATACGCAAAAACTTTCTTACCTTCCATAGCTAATCCCGAGCCGGCTGTTATTGTATTCTGCTCAGAAATACCTGTATTGTAAATCTGGTTAGGGAATTCGCGTCTAATATCGTCGAGAGCGGGGGCTCCCATATCCGCCATTAAGATAATTATATCTCTATCACCCTCTTTGATTTTTTCATAAAGGGTATTAAAAAACGCGTCTCTTTGACTAAGTGTATTATTCATTTGGTAAAATTCCTTTGTCACCTTCTTCTTCCGTCCATTGTGACTTTCCTGGATGACCGGACGGCTCTCCAACAGGCTCTGTATTAATTCCTAACTCTTTACGGCACTGATCAATATCATCTTGCTTTGTTGGAGCCGCGGCATGCCAAATTGGTTTATTTTCAACATGAGGAATACCTGCTCCTTTAATAGTATCACAAATAATAACCATTGGCTTATCTTGTTTACGCTGTCTTAGATCAGAGCATGCAGTAATAATTTCATCAATATTGTGTCCATTAATTCTACGTACCGCCCAGCCGAACGATACCCATTTATCAACCAGTGGTTCTAGTTTGATAAGATTTTCTGTGAAGTCTGTAGTACAGAGATAGTTTCTATCTATAAGAACCACCAGATTGTTTAAGTTATGATGGGCGGCGAACATAGCAGTCTCCCAGACTGAGCCTTCATACATCTCACCGTCACCCATTGTACAAAATGTTAACCACAATTCTCGTTTAATCTTAGCTGCTAAAGCTAATCCTGTAGCTACTCCGATTCCATGACCTAAGGACCCAGTTGAAATTTCAATACCGGGTACTGTTTTCTGTAAGTGTACTCCAAAAGGTCCATCGACTTGAGCAAATCTCTCTGTCCACGACTTATCATAGTAACCACAATCGGCAAGAAGATTATATAACGCAGGGCTCCCTTGACCCTTACTGTAAATATGACGGTCACGATCTTTCCAATCGGGATCTTTCGGGTCGTGATTCATAATACCACCATAATATAACGATATTAAGATCTCAATCACAGAAAGAGATGATGTCAAATGACCAGTCTTAGCATCAATACACATCTCAAGTGTATCTTTTCTTAAGAGGTGTGCTTTTTCGTATAGTTCTTCAAGCGTAAACATAATTGTTATATAATATATTATGACAAAACTGTGTCATCTTCAAGCAGTTTTCTCTTTAATCTAATTTTTGACATATCTACAATATGATCTTTAGCTTTCTGTCCGAACTTATCATTGACCATATTTAAATACACCGGGTTCTCACAATACTTATGGAATGCATCATCTCTAAACTGTAATACTTCTTTAGCTGAGATATGTTTGGTTGGTAGCGGCGTACAATCATAGCTATGTTGTGAGTAACCGTCCCATGTATCTGGCAATTTTAATCCATTTGCAACAGCTTCTCTATACAAGGGAGATCCAGGATATGCCATAGCTGAATAAAAATTAATAAACTCACAATTTTGACCTACAGCCATATCAAGAGTTTGTTGCATCGTCTCGATTGTATCTTCTGGTAATCCGAATATGTAATTACCTTGAAGGTATATATCATGATCTTGAATCATCTTAACAACATCATTAATTGACACATTGTCTCTTTCAGCAGCAGTCTTTGCCTTACCTACATCGTCTCTTACTTCTAAATTACCAGATTCAATTCCTAAGCATACCCAATTAAATCCTGCTTTCTTCATCTTAGCTAAGAGATTTTTTTTAATAGTTGTAACTCGGGCATATACCCACATATTCAGATCATATCCGCGCTCAATTAAAATATCACAAAGTTCATGTACTCGTTTAGGGTGAAGAATAAAGAGCTCATCATCAAACCTAATATTTTTAACTCCTTGTTGTACTACTCTTTCAATCCAATATACAAGTTTCTTAACAGACCAATATCTAATTCCTGAGCCACCGAATATATCATTAATCATACAATAATGACATGCGTATGGACAACCGAGAGATGCTTGAAATGCTGCATATGGAGCTCTAATATCTAGGAACTGTGGGTCAGTACTTTTTTCAAAATCCTGTAAGCATTGATGCTGATGAGCTCGGTATTTGTTAAATGATGGCAATAAATCCCAAGCGTAGTCATCCAGTGTGTCATCAAGATCCGTTATGTTCTTAGAAGGTTTAGTTGAAACTACTTCCCCCTCACATTCAAAATACAATCCCGGTACATCTTCAAATTTACCGTTACCGTTTTGTGCTTGAAGTAGTCCTTCAAGAGTATAAACAGCTTCACCCTTAATGACATAATCAGCGTCTGTTTCTCTTACAGTTTGTTCTGGTAGTGCTGATGGATGTTGTCCGCCTGTAACAACTAAGATATCAGGATGTGTCTCTTTTATCTCTTTAATTATCTTAGTAGCCGCGGCCATTGTTTGCGTTGATGCTGATGGCTGATGACCATATACCATGACTGCTACAAGCTTAGGATTATAGTCTTTGATTTTATTAATATCCCATCCGTCAATATTAGTATCGAGAATAGCTGTGTCATAGCCTTTCTTGCGAGTATAATTAGCTAATAGGGGCGCCCAAAAAGGGGTTGATACAGATGTAATACCTCTCTCTTCTAGCTCTTGATATGTAATCGCTTGATTACCGGGGTGAATTATTAAAATATCTAACATTATCTATCTCTTCCGTACAGTATAGGGTTATTTATAGGCCACTCTACCTTTAATCTAGGATCGTTCCATTTAATAACAAATTGTAAGTCAACATCGCTGTATTCTCCGTCATATGCTAATTTGTAATGAAAAACAGCATCATCAGACAGTACTAAATGCGCATTACCATAACCAGGTGGTACTAATACTTGTAATTTATTCCGGTCACTGATAATAAACGTTTCTACTTTAAGATATGTGTCTGAATCTCTGCGGTTATCAACAATTGCTAAGAATATGTCACCATAAACACATGATATTAATTTCCATGTTCGTTCATCTCCGTGAAACCCTCTAAGAACATGCTTACGAGAGTGTGAAAATTTATCATGACAAAACTGTAAATCAGGATAAGACATACCTTTGTGCATATCCTTTGACCAAGTTGTATATATCTCACCTCTAAAGTCTACAAAGGAGGTAGGACGAAATGTTCTTAATCTTAAAATCTCAGATCTCATCGCGCCAATAATTTAGTAAATCCTGACATATGTGTTTAACACCTTTTGTGACACTCCACCCGGTATCATTCTTAAATTTAGTACAATCTGGTATTTGTAGTGTTATATCTGTTGGCCTAACTCTAGCTTGGTCAACTACAACCTCAAATACTTTAGGACTAGTGCTTAGACTAATAAGTGTATCTAGTGCTTCTCCTACTTCACATGTTTCTTCACCACCAATAATATATACTTCTCCTATTTTTCCCTTCTCAATACATAGCCAATACGCTCGTACAGCATCATCAATATGGTTATAGGTACGAACTGATTTTATATTACCTACACAAATTTGATAAGGACCGTTATTTGGAAAATCTTCTGACTTCTCATGTGTTGCAATTTGATTTGCGAAAGATGACAATGCAAATAGCTTCCCTCTACGGGATCCTTCATGACTAAACATTCTCGTAATAATAATTTTTAGTCCAAACGCACTATGATAATATTGAGACATCAAATCTTGACCAACTTTACTAATTGAATAAGGATTTGCTGCTCTTATAGGATTCCTTTCCGAGATAGGTATTTCTTCAGGGCGAGGATTACCATATACTTCACTGGATGAAACGCTAACAATAATCGGATCAATATCACCGTCTCGATATATACAATCTAATAAATTAGTTGTACCAATTATATTCGTTCGTAGTGTATGTACCGGTGTATAGAAGCTTGTTTCAGGTAAGCTCTGAGCCGCAAAATGATATACTACGTCTGGTTTCGCCATATTAAGCGCTCTCTTAATTGATACAGTATCATCGAGATCACCATTTAATAATGTTACACGTGGATGATTTATTAGATGGGCAATATTTTTTTCATCGCTTCTCCATCTCTTAAAGCCATATACATGTACATCATCACTTTGTTTGAGAATGTAATCGGCCATATGGCTCCCTACAAATCCTGTAATACCTGTTATGAAAAAATTTCTCATATTATTTGTCAAATGGTTTTAATAGTCTATCATAGAGTGCACTAGTAGTCCACTTACTCATATATTCATCGTGTGCATTTTGTGCGACTTGCTCATACGTATGCCAATCTGCTAATATACCTTTGATTTTATTCTCCAGATCTACATCATCATCAAAATATATAAAATGCTCATCTGGCTTTAAGAAATGTTCAATTTCATTCCACGGGTCTCTGTGTACTAATAATAGACATTTACCTATACAGCTATCTGATACTCTACCTTTTAAGTGAGGTACCCAGTTGTCATCTATTCTACTAGCCCACTTATACATGTCCCAGTTTGGTAAATTTCTTACTGTAGTTGAATAGTTACCAAAATGTGAATTCTTAATTACAGAGATCTTCGTCTCATTCATTATTTGCATCCTCTCAGCATCTGTAACTTGATCATGTGTTGCTGTCCCACTATCCATATGAGGCCAATGAGATATGTGAACTGAGTCCGGAAACTTTCTTAGAGTTTTTACAAACCCCTTGAGTAGTGCATCGTGTGTACCGCCACAATATCCAACAGAGTACTTCTTCTCTGCATCTGGGTTATACCACTTTGGATTAACAGGATTTAGAATTGGTGCAAATTTATTTGTTTTATATACATCGTTAAGATACTGTGATACACTAGGACTGTGAGGATGTACAATCATGTCCCACTTATCAATGTTCCACGGTACAGGTTCATCTCTTTCATGAGGCAGTTTACCAGACTGAAATCCAATCGGTTCTTCTCCTTCAAGGTAGACATAATTATTATACCCTTCAGGTAATTCCATTCTAAAGCCTGCTTGAATACCCCAACAAAAAAGCAATCTTTTGTCATCCTTATCATCCGAGCACAACTCGTCAAAGTTCATCGTATGGTGACCACCAAAGTGGTAGTCAGACGTCATGTCGTGTAATATGTGCATCAGTCCCAGCTAATTTCCCAATCCTTAAACTCAGCAGCTAGACAATCAATTTTATAGTCTTTTCTACCACCGAGAATTTCTTGAATTTTATTTTTCGCGACATTTCTTAGTCCGTTCAATCCATGTGTAAGCTCGAGCTTATTATCACCTTCAACACCTTTACGATAATTTGATTCGTTATGCCAGATGTGTAAGTTCATTTGCGCTGTGACAATAATAGCTCTTAACGTCTCACCGTCAATATGTATCTTATCATTACCAGTTCCAACATCCTTTACGACCTGTGTACCACAACTTTCATCCTCTAGAGTTACCTTGCCGTCACACCCTTTCAAAATTTGATCGATGTCATGTACAATCTCTTTTATCTCCTGTGCATATTCTTCTTTATGTTCTGGAATAAACACTTCTTTTAACTGTATGATAGATAACCTATCAATCAGCTCCGCTAATGTTGGTAAATATTTTCTACTCATCTAAATATTGCTCCGTTTATTGTATCATTATTTTTATCAATAAAAATTGAATTTGTATAATCAGCATACACCTCTCTATATTCATTCTCTTGTAAAATGTTAACGGACTTTATACTGTTTTCAACCATGTCGGGAAAGTTATTAATAAAATGTGGGTCGCGATGACGAGTTTCAATAATAACTAACTTTGGTCGATACAAATTAAAATCATATATACCTAAGATTGTATACTCTGCCCCCTCAACATCAATACTAAAAAGGTCATAATTTTTCGGACAGTTACCTTCTTCAAGAATTTCATTGACCGGTCTCTGTGGAACACTTACAGGTGGCATTAAGGTACCTGGCTTGTCACCTGGTGGAGGGTACCATCCTAATTTATCAAAAGCCTCAAACACATTTTTAAATGTTGTATCACCGTGCAGCTCTAGCTCATCGTGACAATTTCCAGCACAGCATTGAAAGCAGGATACATCATTGTCTTTGTGTCTATCCACGCATTCATCATAGTGACTAGGATGAGGTTCAACATATATACCCTTCCAACCTAAATCAGCTAGGTCGGCTGTATTACTCGCTTTACCTTTACACTCTCCAACACCGAGTTCAACAAAGAAGCCGTCAGTCTTATATTTAAAAACGTGATTATACATACGGTCAAGCCCATTAATCTGTTGAGCGCTCATATGTGATAGTGTATATTTTAATTCTTCGGTGTGCATACTATATATCCTTGTTGTTTGTAAAATTTTTGTACATCATGTGTATCTTTGAACGCATCTTCAATGAAGCTTGCATCACTACCACACAAGTCTTGTCTCGTTTCACCGTTGTGGTGTATCTTCATCCAATCATTAAATAAGCCTGTCTCAAATGGACCGTCTTCGTACAACCATAAATCGTCAATTACAAGTACATCTTTAAATTTACCTACTCTTTGTGATATAATTTTGATTTCACTCTCTAGAGGTACGCGGCGATCATAAACATTTTCACCTCCTGCAGTGCTATGCTTACTATCGGCACCTGGAAAATGAGCATCAAGCCAAAATAATATACCTGTACCTACTTTTGGTAATAACTCTTCTAACACGTCTGCTGAATGACCTTGGTGAATCTTAATTCTATGATCGTCTGCAAATTTGTGCTTAGCTGCCTCAGCTAAATTTGAAATAATTTCAATTGAATGTATTTGTTTGAACGGGAAAGCTTTAGCATACTCAACTCCCTCACCGTGAAGTGTGCCTGTTTCAATAAATGTCTCGACGCCTGTCTTTTCAACAATTTGGCCAACATCAAATGCTTGTATACATCCCATAAGTCTACTTATACGTCAAGGTAATTCCAGTCAAGCTTGAATAGTTTACCTACATCATGCCACGACCCAGGTGTAAATCTCGAATATAAGTTTTTAACTTTCGCTTTCGGATTTAATTTATCGTAGATGTAATTAAAGCAAGTGTCAACCATGTGTATCTCTGTTGCGTCTTCTAATACTCTGCACCAATCAAGTACATTATAGTCATCTAGAAATTGAATATCAACTCTCTTTATATTAACTTCAATATTACTCATTGCTTCTTTAATAATAGTATTTGGAGGTGTACCTACATACGGATTAATAAAGGCATACTCCTCGTCATCCTTCAATCCTAATACATCGTAATATAATCTATCCTCTTTTTCCTTATTTCGCTTAAACTTAAAATAATCAGCCCAGTCCTTCCAATCAATACCAGCATAATCATACTTGGCCTCTAATACACTTGTACATTGAACGCGTTGATCAGCATTTTGGAGATCTAGATAAACATCTGGCTGTACTTCTTTATCATTAACATGAATTTTTGTACCTGGTCCAACAAAATGTACACCAGGTGAGTCTAGATAATCGTTATACCATAAAAGATCTTCTCTAACTGGCCATATTACTTTATATCCCTGCTCAACATAGTGCTGAGCAATCTTTTGACCGAAGAATACATCACCGATACCTATTTGTTGATTAATATAACAAATTTTCATTGTAGGTAATTGTCACAAATCCAATCGTCTAGTACATCTAGCTCTAATGTTTTGTTGAGATTGTTCTTAATGTGTTCCATTTTGGATTGATATAGGTCTTCTGTGAGTGTACTAAAGTCAAACGTACCTGTTAGTGGTATAATTCCTCCAGCGTCATAGTGATCTCCGATGTTAGGTGGGCCAATATAGATTGGTACTGTACCAGTAGCGAAGCAATCTAGTAATTTTTCTGTGTAGTATGTTTCATAACTATCGTTTTCAATAGCAATTGAAAATCTGTAGTCGCATAGCCCCTCCTCTTTGGTGTCAATTGGGTTAATCTCTCTACCATACATGTCTACGAGGTCACTTTCTTTTAATCTATCAATAATTTGACAACGTAATCTGTGTAACTCTGTTGAATTCTTACCTGAGGCTATCATCGAGCAGTTTTTTGTCTTTGGATACACCTTAAGGTCTTCAATATATGTACCATAGGCAGGACACCAGACAAATTTCTCGTGGAGTTGTAATAATTCCTCATGGTGAGTGAATATTTGCTCATATGTTTCAAGATAATTCTCTAAATTTGATTTTATATCATCAACAAATGGTTGAGAGATAAATCTTGACTCTAAAATCCAAGCATATTTCTTCTTACCATCATTTTTATCTTCTAATCCTCTCGGAATTCCATTGTCACAATAAACAGAAACAGAATTATCTTTACTTTCGTAGTCCCATACTAACTTTTTAGGCTTCTTCCACCAAGTACTGCTATGCGCGTGCTGAAATCCACCACCTATTAAGTTAAAATGCTTCATTGACTCTTAATATACAACGCGTCACCCCAGGTTTGCCCAGCCCAGTCGGTTTCGATGCGTACAAATTGATGCTTACCGAGAAAATAATCTAAATCGTCTACGTGTGGACATCCTTTATATACTTCTTGTCTATTAATTTCTGCATAAATGTAGTCAATGTTGTGAAGAGTTCGCCTTGCACCGAGAAAAACATTCAATTCGAACCCTTGAACGTCAATATTAATCATATTCAATGTTGAATTTGGTTGAAATTTGTCAAGAGGCTCAACACTTACTTCGTATGTATCGTCAAATGTAATGTTAGGATATTGTTGTAAGTGAATTCCTGGCTCAAGAATTGAATTAGACTGCCCTTCATTAGCAGTTTCCTTATTCATCTGCGCTTTACATGAAAAAGGACCAAGAGCTTTGTTAATACATACAACAGATTCATCATCACCAACTGTTTCTTTTAACTTAGCGAAGCTATCTGGGTCAGGTTCAAAGAATATTATATTCTCAATAGTGGGATACTTCTTATATGTTGCGTATTCTTGACCAAAATGAGCACCGATGTGTATTACACCGGTGACATTCATACCATACTTGGTATATAGCTTATCGAAATCTAATAACATTATTTCTGTTCCCAGTGATCACAGTAAATGTCCTCATAGTCTTGTGGACCACCTGGTCCAAACCATAATTTAGGTACAATTACTCTTGGATTATTATTGTTAAGCCATGCTCCCCACCATGCGAACGTACTATTTGACATAATTACATCATCGCATTGAGTCAACATGTACATATCTTCTAATTCATCCTTACTATTACATAAAATAGTGTTGTCATTACATAAATTACTAGCTACCCAATCAGGAGTATCGGTTGCTACTACAAACACACTGTCGTCAAACGATTTTTGAGCATATTTGTAGTAAACTGGACTACAAGTTGGGTGAATATGAGGATTGTCTAAGTAATCCCCTCTACGTACATGTATACCTACAATACGCTTACCGTATGCATCACGAATTTTACCGAACGCTTTATGTATTCTATCTTTTACATCGTCTGGAAATGTAAATAGTTGTTTTACCTTGTCTGCATTGTGTTTAAAGTATTTTTCACTCTGTAAATACCCATGTAACATCATTCCTGACTCTTGATAGGGTATTTCCTTGTGGTGATGGAAGGGTTCCTGGTATTGATTGACAGGTACTTCATCTGTTGACGGGACATTCTTAAATAAGTTGTCCTTGTATTTGTGTTTTGTATTACCTTGCAATAAATGATGCTGGATATTGTAATTAATACCGTAATCATCATTATTATCAAGTGCTAAGCTATAACCAGCTGCAATTTGAAACATCTGGTTACCTACTCCGCCGCATATGTTGTTAATAATCATCTATAATCTCCAATTCTTTATATATTCTCTTAATGCTGGTTGGTCGTGCTGTACTGACTCAACATATGACACGACTTGTCTGTTGTGTTCATAAAATTCTTGATGCTCTTTCTTCGACCCGGTACCATCGTAGTGGTGTAGGTGCCAGCAAGGCTTACGTATACCGGACAACCTTCCAACATCATAACCTAACGAGTTAATTCTAACCGGAAACTCATCATCCTCATATCCCCATCCCTTAAACAGGGGATTATACCCGTTACATTTAATAATATTATCACGGCGCCCAGTTACACAACCGCCCTTACTATGTACATGCCCGACAAGAACGTTATTATACGTCTTATTAACATGTTGATGATATAATTCTAAATTCTCACCAACATTACCATCATAATCTAACAATTGTTCTGGAAATTTATTATCTAGAGTATCGTAATCACAGTTTGACTGTATGAATTCTTGCTTTAAATCACTATCCGTACATAGAAATAATCCATTGAATGGATATATTAATCCACATGCAGGATTTTCACTGAGCTGTTGATGCGCTTCAAGAATTTGTAATGGATGTATAATGGCATCAACATCGTTAAACACTAATGTATTTGTTTTTGCCAATTTAATACATTTGTTATACCCTTCACACTTTTTCCATTCTGTAGGATTATATTGAAACGTATATACATCATTTTCTGTCAACTTTATTAATTGAGGTACTTTGGGCTCCAGTCCATCTTCTGAAATAATAAACTGTACATTGTCTCCGTAGCGACGATAAAAGGATACCATCGCTTTTAAATTTTGTTGACGCTCTTCGTTATCAACTCTACAGAACACACAAAATGTTATATTGCTAAGATCGTACTTCACTTTTACTATATCTTTCTTTAATTAGATTAACTCTACTTACAATTTCCTCTTCGTCCGTGTCCGGTATTTCACCAGGAGCGAATCCGTTTTTCTCTATAAAGTACTCAGCGCCTTTTTGTATATTATCTCGCCAATCTTTTTTTGGTATTTTCTTTTCCGCGTC